AACTAAACTACACACAGGCTTTGCACGAATTAGAAAAACACCAGAACCAATATAACAACATGATTAAAAATAAAATTGAGCCTGTTGTATTTGACGATAGAAACCGAGCCGTAAGAGTTCGTAAAATGTACATAGTTAAGAACTCATAAATATTAATTATAAACAGACTTGAAGCCTATTCACACAGGGTAGGCTTTGAGACTTTTTATAAAGTCAAATCAACAATCAACAATCAACACATGGAGTTAACACAATGCAAACTAATACAATTAAAACAAATGAGTTAAGCAAAGTTGACGAAATAGAAAAATCTAAAATATACATAGCTTGTTTATCGTCTTACAATTCAGGCGTTCTGTATGGTTCTTGGATTGAGCCAAAGACAGACAAAGACGAACTAGAAGCACAAATTGCGGAGGTTCTTAAATCGTCACCAAGTCCAGACGCAGAGGAATACGCAATACATGACTATGACAATTTTCCAAATTTGGGAGAATATCCAGATTTAGAAAAAGTAATTGAAGTTGTGGAGGCAATTAAATTGCACGGAGTAAAAGCGGTTGAAGGCTTCATTGAACATTGGTCAGTTGAAGACCTTGAACATTTTGAAGACGCTTTTCACGGTACTTATGACAGCTTCAAAGAGTTTGCCCAAGATTACGCAAACGACACCGTTGAAGGCTTAGACAATGACAGCAATTCTACACTTGCAAGATATTTTGACTATGACAGCTTTGAGCGTGATTTGTCATTTGATTATATGGAGTGCAAGGCGGACAATTACAAAGTTCATATCTTCAATAAAAGTTGGTAAATTAAAAACAGACTTAAAGCCTATTTGCACAGGGTAGGCTTTGAGACTTTTTTTTTAAAAGTCAATCAACAATCAACCAACAATAGGAGAACCACACATGCAGATTGCAAGATGTGTTCAAAAGATACAAAGGGCAGAGAGTGCCTTTAAGTATCGAGACGAGACCGAGAAGAAGAAACACTTTGAGGACTACCAAAACGCACCACAAGAGCAAAAGCTAAAAATGTTTCATAATGCTATTGCTGAAGGTTGGCTTAGTTAGTGAAACAACTTTCACTTTTTAGCCTCGAAGAGTTGGCGGTGTGTTACTTGGCGACAAGTACAGTGCAAAAAGTCCGAGCCTCACTGCGTCCAACATCTAATGTAATTAACTTTCCTATTAAAAAAGTTAGTTAATAAATAATACAATTACGCCGTTTAATTCTTTGCTAAGGACTAGACGGCGTTTTTATTTAATCAATCAACAATGGAGCAAAAATGGTAGAGCAAGAATATACAATTTATAAACATTGTATGAATTTCAATGATGGGACAATAGACACTTATTATGCTTTTATGGATATTCCCCAAAGAATTACTATGGGCGGTATTCCAACAACTGTTAAAGGTATGTTTATTGCCTCAGATAGAAAAGCCATCAATCAAGCAAGAAAAATTATGAAAGATAAAACAGCAAAAATCATAATTAAAAAGTTATAGACAGACTTAAAGCCTATTCACACAGAGTAGGCTTTGAGACTTTTTATATAAGTCAAATCAAATAAATGTTTTCTAGTTCTAGCGTGATTATCAAACTTTTTAGTATTGACTGAAGCGTGGACTAGACGGCGTTTTTATTTAATCAACAATCAACGGAGTGAAACATGACAAAAAAAAATATACATGAGTGACGAGGACAAAATGATGAGGGATAAAAGCCTTACATGGTCTAAACCTTCAGTATTAAAAAATAAGGCTTACAAGGTGCTTTCAAAAAGATTGAAAAAAGACTTTTCAGGTATCAAAACAAAAAACATTGGTGACGGCATGATGGAGATATCTTTTAAATAATGTCAGGCTTTAAATCTTATAAAATACGAGACGGCGTTCACATACCCTCAGAGAAATACAAAGAGAATTGGGACGCCATCTTTGGCAAGAAAAAGAAATCAAAAATCACTGCTAAAAAAAAGAAACCTAAAAAAAACTTAGATAATGATAGAAAACATTTAGGTTGTCCTGCGTATCCTTTTTGCGATTTAAGTCCATTAGGGTGTGGGGTGTTACATAATAAACCAGAACCTATTGGTTGCAGAGATTAAATCCAAAAATCAACAATGGAGGACTAATGGAAAAGTTCTAAAAAGCAAAACTGACGAGGCTTCAATAGCCGAAATGCCGTCTAAAGACTAGACGGTGTATTTTGCATGTTAATAACTCATTATTTCCTATTGCACATATTATGTGCGACAGGATAGCATTAGCAAAAAGAAAGGAGAAATATGAGAAAATATATAATTTACACCTTTAATAACGCTTGGTGTAACCAACTATTAGTACACGATACTATTAACAACTAACAAAAGGATAATTATGAATATCAATTTTATTCTTTTTAAAATCTATATTGAAAAATATAATATTTGGAGTAATCTAAAAGTGAGTAAAGATGAGTACGAAACTATAATTGATTTTGGAAAATATAGGTTGTATTTATCGTGACTTTAACAAAGTGTAGTCAACCTCACTTTGTAAAAACAAGAGACAACAGACATGAAAGAAAGAAGAAAGAAAATGAGTAATAATCTTTTGAAGATTATAGAAGAAATGAGAAAGTTTGACCCACAGTTAGAGGCTCAAGCTATATCTGTTTTTTTCTATGTAGCGGATAAAGGCGGTAAAGACGGTGTGGCTCAACAAGCTATATCGGAGGTTTTAGACATAGCTCAATCAAGTGTTTCAAGAAATTGCTATAAGTTAGCAACTATCAACAGACACCGAAAAGTTGGGATAGGTCTATTAGAGAACTTTGAAGACCCAATGGAAAGACGTAGAAAACTTGTGCGTCTTACAGCAAAGGGAAGAAGGGTACACAATACTCTTCTTGAATGGGTCAAATAACAATGAAAAGCGGAGGTACAAATGCAACAGACAAAAAATGTCAAGTTGTTGACGGAGATACACCGCAAGTTAACACTTAAAGGTTGGGAAAAGTTGCAATCTAAACGAGCCGAGAAAATAATTGATATGCTTGGTAAGGGAATGCTTGTAACTGAAGTTAACGATAGCCACATAGAAAATCTTGTGGATACGTTGGAGGACAGAGGTTTTGCTCCTGCAACTATTAATCGTTATATGTCCTCAATCTCTAAGATGTTACGTTATGCCAATCAGAGACAGTCTATTTATCATTTAGATAGAATGCCTCATATTCAATGGCAGGACGAAAGTAACAATGGACGAGAAAGATACCTTGAGCCAATCGAAGAAAAAGAAATAATTAAATTATTGACCGAGTGGAATATGGTTGATTATTTAGAGTTCTATCTTTTTCTTATCGATAGCGGTTTAAGGCTTGGCGAAGCGTTATCTATTAAGAAGCTAATGATACACAATGTAGATGGTCATTATGTTGTTAATTTACCTAAAGAGGTAACTAAAAACAATATGCCCAGAGGTGTACCTTTAACAGAACGTGCTAAGTTAATCGTTGAGAAGTTACTTAAAAAAGCGGTAGGAAGAAACGACCTAGTGTTTTCACATTTAAAATATTGGACTTGTGAGAATACTTGGAGAAGACTAAGAAAAGCAATGAACCTTCAAGACGACAAAGAGTTTGTCATTCATTGTTTAAGACACACTTGTGCAACACGTATGGCTCAATCAGGTAAAGTAGAACTTCACTTTATTGGTCAGATGTTAGGTCATAAGTCATGGAAAATGATTAGCAGGTATTCACATTTAATACCTAATAATCTACGAGACGCAGTAAATGTTCTTAACACTTTTAACAAAGCTAGTTAAGGAATAATGGTAATTAGAGGATAGTTGATTAATGAGTATATATTTAACTAATAAAAGCATACTAATTATGTGTGCATAGATACAATAGGATTTGCAATCCTCGTGTCTTTGCACTCAGTGGATAGTTAAATCTTAAATTAGTTAAGTAAAATAACAACTATTCTCTCTTACCTTGTACGACAAATAGCAAAGGATAGAACCTAAATTGTAGGTCATTCCGCAGTTGCATAATCAATCAACAGGAGAATACATGAGAATACTTGAAATAATGCCAGACTTTTTAAATCAAAAAGAGTTAGAAAAAATGGGTAATGAAAGAGGAAAACATAGGACTAATAAAAGGCGTTTGTCTCACATAGAAAGAGAAGACGAAAGTGTTACGTCCTACGGAAAAGTCTTAGTAGCAAATCTTATCAGACCATACGCAGAGGCAATTAGTGAATGGGTAGAACAAGCGTCATCTAATGTTCATTCTAAAACACCTATAGCCCTTCAAAAAATCTCCCAAATAAAAGACCCAAAAGTAACTGCTTTGATAGCCTTAAAGCATATTATGAATACTATCACGACTACCAAAAATTTAACTGCAACTGCAATTAAGTTAGGAGGTAGAATTGAAACTGAGATTAGTCTTAAAAATTTTAAGAACTTAAATCCAGATTTATACCACATAGTTAAAAAAGATTTAGACAAGAGGTCTTTTAACTATACCTACAAAAGAAGAAAATACAGAGAAATGGCTAAGAAAGATGAAGTTGTAAGTTGGGAAGAATGGTCAACTACCGAAAGACTACACACAGGAATGCAATTAATTACCTTAATGGTAGAAAGTGTAGGACTTATAGAAATAGGCACTGACCAACATAAGCACAAAACCTTTAAAGTTATAAGGCAAACTGCTTTTACTAAAAAATGGATACAAGACAGAAATAGCTTTAATGAGCTATTAAACCCAGAGTATTTACCTATGGTTCTTGCTCCAAAATCAGTCGTAGACGGACAAGTACAAGGTCATGGGTACTGGACATCAGAAATGCCAGAATTAGACCTTGTTAAGCAACGTGGTAAGAAATTTACCAATGAGCTAGAAAACCATGACATGCCTGAAGTTACAAGTGCAGTTAATCTAATGCAAAGTACGGCTTATAGGATTAATACCTTTATACTTGAGGTTATGCAGAATGCTTGGGATAAGTCTCTTTCAATAGGAGGAATGCCACCCATTGAAAACCTAGACATACCACAAAAACCTCACGATATAGATACCAATAAAGAAGCTCTATTTGAGTATAAGAAAGCCTGTGTAATTGTACACACAGAGAATAACCGTATGTCATCTAAAAGAATGCTTTATGCTAAAATTATAAATTTAGCAGAGCAGTTCAAAGAATATGTGACTATGTATTTTCCAATACAGTTAGACTTTAGAGGACGTGCATATTGTGTTCCTGCTTTTCTTAACTATCAATCTATTAACGGTGCGAAAGCTCTGTTAAATTTTAGTCAAGGTAAAGCCATCACAAAAGAGAACAGAGGTGTATTTTGGCTATCTGTGCATGGAGCAAACATGTGGGGAAACGACAAAGTAACATTTGAAGATAGAGAAAAATGGACTTATGACAATGCTGATTGGATTAAGGCATGTGCTGAAGACCCTATTGGTAATAGGCAGTGGGAAGACGCAGATAATGCTTTTCAGTTTTTAGCATTTTGTGATGAGTGGAATAGATACACAAAAGAAGGTGATGGATTTATTTCTCATATTCCAGTTAACGTAGATGGTTCTTGTAATGGCTTACAAATTTATTCTTTATTACTTAAAGATAAAGTTGCAGGGTCATTAGTAAACTGTGTACCTAATGATGTACCACAAGACATCTATGGACTTGTGAAAGATGAAGTAGTTAAAAATGCAGAACAAAAATCTGCTGAAGGAGAAGAGTTAGCTACTAAGTGGTTAGACTACGGTGTTAAAAGGTCTACTTGTAAAAGACCTGTTATGACACTTACTTATGGAAGTACAAGATACGCATGTACTGACTTTGTAGTTGAAGACTTAACTAAAAGAAAAGATAAAGGAGAAATGCACCCATTTGATGACTTGTTCAAACCATCAACATATTTGTCAAAATTAATTTGGCAATCAATAGGTGAGAACTTAAAATCTGCAAAAGAAGGAATGAGATATTTGCAGGACATAGCAAAAGTTGTCGCAAAGGAAGGTGTGCCTATACACTGGGTAACTCCAGTAGGTTTTCCTGTTTATCAATATTACCCAGAAATAAAAAGTAGAAGGGTAGAGACACATTTGATGGGACAGGTAATCCAATCCACAATAAGAGAAGCCAAACCAGAGACCGACAAAATGAAACAGCGTAATAGCTGTCCTGCTAACTACGTTCACTCGTTAGATAGTGCCTGTATGATTAGGACGGTTAACATTGCAAGAGAAAAAGGAATAGAAAACTTTTGCAATGTGCATGATAGTTTTGCAACTCATGCCTGTGATATAGATAAACTTAATGAAAGTATTAGAGAAGCCTTTGTAAGTATTTTCTCTAAAGATTTACTTTCTGATTTTAAGGCAAAAGTATCAGAGACGTTATCAGATGAGGCTATAGCTGAACTACCTGAAAGACCTAAAGATGGTGAGCTAGATTTAGATTTACTACACAAATGTAAGTATTTCTTTGCCTAATTGTATGCACTATCGGAAACTAAGCAGGGTGGGATTAGTAAACCTGCCCTATTAGACAATCAACAGTCTCTTTGGAGTAAATCAAAGAAACAACAACAAATAAGGATAATATGAACAAAAAAGTATATAACAAATTGGTAACACCAGTAGGCGTTAGTCAATATTGTTGGCTTAATACCCCAGATACTAAATTTGATAAAGAGAATGGTGGTCACTTTAAGACTAACCTAATTGTCAAAGGGTCTGAGGCACAGTCAATCATTAAGTCTATTAAAGACGAGATGAAAACATCTTTAGAAATGGCTAAACAGCAATCTAAAGGTAAAGAACCTAAAACAGCTAACTTACCCTTCGAAGAAGAATATTTAGAAGGTAAGCCAACTGGAAACATCATTTTTAAATTTAAAGCAAAAGCTAAAATTAATATGAAAAGTGGTGAGACTATAGATATTAAAATTCCAGTCTTCGATAGCAAAGGTACACCTATGAAAGACCAGATTTGGTCTGGCAGTGAAATGAAAGTTTCTGCTGATATGATACCTTATTACACCGCTATGGCAGGTGCAGGTGTCAGCTTGAGATTAAAAGCTGTGCAAGTAGCCAAGCTAGTCGAAGGTGGCAAAGGTGCAGGTTCACAAACTCATGGCTTTGAAGAAATCAAAGATGGCTATGTTGCACCACAAGCAGAAAACACATTTGAAAATGAAGTATCACCGTCCTCGACAGACTTCTAATCAAATTGGTTTGAAACATGGTTTCAGGTCTGGTTTAGAAATAGCTATCTCACAAGAGTTAGACGCTAATAAGGTAACGTATACCTATGAGAAGGTTAAATTGACTTATGTCAAACCTACGAAAGCTCATACGTATACGCCAGACTTTTACCTACAAGAGCAAAACATTTATATTGAAACCAAAGGTTTGTTCACTTCTGCTGATAGACAAAAAATGCGATTAGTAAAAGAACAACACCCTGAATTAGACATCAGGTTTGTTTTTAGTAATTCACGAAGTCGTATCTCAAAAAAATCGCAAACAACTTATGCAATGTGGTCTGAAAAATATGGATTTAAGTTTGCAGATAAACACATACCGTTGGAGTGGCTAAATGAATAATAACAGAGAAAGAACAGATTTTATAGTTGTTCACTCAACTAAAACAAAACCAAGTGAAGATTTAAACGCAAAGGATATAACTTTAAAACATGCAAAAGAAGGTTATTTCTATAATGCGTTTCACTTTATAATTAAAAGAGATGGAACTGTAGAGACTGGGCGTAAAGAAGAAATGTCTGGTGCAATACTACCTATCAACCAACCTTTAATTACTAACAAAAATTCTATCGCAATAGGTCTCGTAGGAGGGCTATTGGAAGATGGTACAGGTCTTGACGTTAACTTTACAATCGAGCAATACGTATCTTTACGTGAACTTGTAAAAAGGCTCAAAACAAAGTATAGCGTTGAGGTAGTGGGTTGCAGAAATGCAATTAACTCCAAAAAATCGTGTATGTCTTTTGATGTACAGGCGATTGTTGATTGAGACGCTTCTAGTTAGAAATAGCTAGAGGCGTTTCGTATTTATGGGGTAATGGAGGGAGACTGAAGTTACCTCAACTCTTTGGAGGCTTCGCCCAGAATCGAACTGGGATACAAAGATTTGCAATCTTCTGCGTAACCATTCCGCCACGAAGCCCTCACTTATTTAAACTCACACAAATTATTACATTATGAACGAAACTGAAAGCGAATTTTTATATCACGAGCCTTGTGACAACTGTTCTTCGTCTGACGCTAACGCCGTCTATTCAGACGGACATACACATTGTTTCTCATGTCAACACACCACAAAAGGAAAATCAACAATTATGAATGCCGAATTACAACCAATCAAAAGAGAAGAGGTTACTAACTTTGTTAAAGGTGAACACTTACCTCTTAATAAAAGAGGAATTAATTTAGATACAGTAAAAAAATATAACTACCAAGTAGGTTCATGGTTTGCACGTCCATGTCATATTGCTAATTATTATAATGATAGCAAAGAAATCGTAGCACAAAAATTTAGATACCCTAATAAAGATTTTCAATGGGTAGGTAATCCAAAAGAAGCAGGTTTGTTTGGACAAGAAACTTGTAGAGGAAAAGGAAAATATATTACTGTCTGTGAAGGAGAACTTGATTGTCTTTCATTTAGTCAAGTTAACGATAACAATTTTGATTTTGTCTCCATCAAAACAGGTGCGGCAGGTGCAAAAAAAGATATTCAAAATTCTCTCGAATTCTTGGAGGGTTACGAGAATGTAATCTTATGCTTCGACCAAGACGAAGCAGGGCAGAAAGCGGCAAACGAAGTTGCAAAACTTTTTACGCCTAACAAAGCCAAGATTGCTTCTCTACCACTTAAAGACGCTAACGAAATGTTATTAGCAGGTAGAACAGAAGAACTTAAAAAAGCTATGTGGAATGCAAAACCATATAGACCTGATGGTATCGTATTAGGTTCTGAAATTTTTGAAGAAATATTAAAAGAAGATAAACACGTTACAGCACAGTACCCTTTTAAAAGCCTTAACAATAAGACACATGGTTTAAGAAAAGGTGAGCTTACAACTATTACAGCAGGTAGCGGTGTAGGTAAATCTTCTTTCTGTCGTCACGTAGCATTAGATTTATTAAGACAAGATTTTAAAGTTGGTTACATAGCTTTAGAAGAAAGTATTAAACGTAGTGCATTGGGTATCATGGGTGTTGCCCTTCAAAAACCTCTGCATTTAACAAGAGAAGGTATTAATGAAACACAACTTGAAGAGACTTTTAAATCAACTGTTGGTAATGGGAATTTTTATCTATTTAATCACTTTGGCTGTACAGCCGCAGATAACTTACTTACTAAGATAAGATATTTAGCAAAATCATGTGAAGTAGACTTTGTAGTATTAGACCATTTACACATGGCTTTATCTGCATTGGGTGATGAACATACTAATGATGAAAGAAAGTTAATTGATTATTTTGTAAGCACATTAAGAACACTTGTAGAAGAAACAGGCATAGGTGTCATACTTATTAGCCATCTAAGAAGGTCAGAAGGTGATAAAGGTTACGAAGACGGTAAAGAAGTTACCATGAATGCTCTTAGAGGTTCAGCTTCAATAGGTCAATTATCAGATTTAATTATTTCTATATCCAGAGACATCAAGTCAGATAAAAAAATAGCCAATCTAGCAATTCTTAAAAATAGATATTCTGGTGAAACAGGCAAAGCATGTTCTTTATTATATAATTTAGAAACAGGTTGTCTTTCTGAAACTACATCAGAGGTTTTAGATGACTATTAAAAAAGTATCTGCAAAGAAAAAAAGAGACGCTTTATTTTGGTCAGGGTTAGTTACTGAAGCATTGGCAAAAGCAAAAACCACTAACAAGAAACAAACAATAACAGTAGGAAGTTTAAAAACAGCATTCATGTTGCAAGACAGTCTAACAAACCTAGCTTTAGGTGGACAAGATGAGGCTTGGTATGTGGAAGTTAAATTAGAAACATTACATTAATTATGAATTTAATAAACGGAGATTGCCTAGCAGAGATGTCAAAGCTAGAAGACAATTCAGTAGATTTAATACTTACTGACCCACCTTATGGAACGACACAATGTAAATGGGATAGTGTTATTCCTTTTGAACCAATGTGGAATCAATTAAAAAGAATAATTAAAGATAAGGGTTGTATAGCATTATTTGGTAGTGAGCCTTTTAGTAGTGCTTTAAGAATGAGTAATATCAAACAATTTAAGTATGATTGGATTTGGAAAAAATCAAATATAATGGGATTTTTAAATGCAAAAAAACGACCATTAAAAGAAATAGAAATTATAAGTATTTTTAATTCAAAAATATACAAACCACAAAATTTACAAAAAAATTTAAAGGGTAAAAATCGTAGAGGCAAAAATACAGATGTTTTAGGTAAATATGAATCAATAAATAAAAGTGAATTTACAAATTATCCAAAAACAATAATAGAATTTAAAAATGAGAGAGGATTACACCCAACTCAAAAACCTGTAGCATTATTAGAATACTTAATAAAAACCTATACTAACGAAAATGATACGGTTTTAGATTTTACAATGGGTTCAGGGTCTACAGGAGTGGCTTGTAAAAACACTAACAGAAATTTTACAGGAATAGAATTAGACAACAACTATTTTCAAATAGCAACAAAAAGGATAAATGAAATTACCAACAATAAATAAAAAGATATTAAACGCACAATTCGTTTCTTTATATTGGAAAGATATAAATGGTTCGGCTGAATGGGTTTCTTTAAAAGACGCAGTTAATAGTAAAATAACTATTTGTATTTCAAATGGTTGGTTACTTAAAGCTGACAAAGATGTCCATGTATTAGCTTCAGATGTAAATTTTAATGATGATGGTACATTGGGTGACGTAGGTAACGTAACTACTATACCTACTGTCAATGTATTAAAAATTAAGAAGGTAAAACTTTGAGTTCTTTTATCTTTGATATAGAAACTAATGGCTTTCTTGATGTGTGTGACAAAGTACATTGCATTGTCTTAAAAAATATAGACACAGGTGAAATACTTACACCTAGTAATGAAGACGCTATTAAACTTTTAGAAGACGCAGAGTTAATCATAGGTCATAACATTATTAAGTTTGATATTCCTGTATTAGAAAAATTATATTCCGCTACATTTAGGGGTAAAATTTTCGACACATTAGTGGGTACAAGATTAGTATATAGTGACATTAAAGATAATGATTTTTCAAGAAAAGATTTTCCAAAAGATTGTATAGGTAGACACTCATTAAAAGCATGGGGGAATAGAATAGGTGAGTACAAAGAACAAATAGATACCGATTGGCAAACATTTACACCTGAAATGCTTGAGTATTGTATTCAAGATACGGAAGTTACTTACAAACTGTGGAAAGTCTTAGAAGAAAAAAGCTATTCTCAAGAAGCTATGGACTTAGAGCATGAAGTAGCCTCTTTAATATTTAAACAAGAACAACATGGTTTTACTTTTAATAGAGCTAAAGCAGAAGAGTTGTCTATTAAATTAAAAGCAAGACAAGCTGAGTTAGCTGAAGAATTACAAGGGGTGTTTGAACCTATCGTAACTGAAAGATGGTCTACTAAAACAGGTAAGAAATTAAAAGACCAAGTTACTATATTTAATCCTTCAAGCAGACACCATGTAGCTCAAAGATTAAAAGATAAATATAATTGGGACGCAAAAGAATTTACTACTGATGGTAAAGCTAAACTAGATGATACAATTCTTGGCAAACTACCGTACCCAGAAGCTAAAGTATTGTGTGAGACTTTTTTATTAACTAAAAGAATTGCACAAATATCTAATGGCTCACAGGCTTGGTTAAAACATGAACGTAATGGTAAAATTCATGGAACATGTAATACAAATTCTTGTGTAACTCAAAGAGCAAGTCACTCTCACCCAAATTTAGGACAGGTGGTTAGTTCGTCTGCACCTTATGGTAAAGAATGCAGGGAATTATTTACAGTGCCAGAAGGTAAACGATTAGTGGGTATAGATGTTTCAGGTTTAGAAATTAGAATGCTATGCCATTTTATGTCTAAGTTTGACAACGGTGCATACACTAAAGTTGTACTTGAAGGTGACATACATACAGAGACACAGAAACTTGCAGGGTTAGACAGCAGAGACAATGCAAAAAGATTTTACTATTGTTTTCTTTACGGTGGTTCAGTCAAAAAGATAGCTGAAGTAATTAACAAACCTTTTAAAGAAGCAGGAAAGATTAAGAAAAGATTTTTAAATAACTTACCTGCGTTAGCAAAACTTATTGAAGGCGTACAGTCTGCGGCTGAACGTGGTTTCATTAAAGGTTTAGACAAAAGAGAAATCAAAGTTCGTAATAGTTATTCAGCACTCAACACATTGTTACAAAGTGCAGGAGCTATTCTTTGTAAGAAATGGTTAGTAGAATTTAATAAAGAAGTTAAGAAATTTAAGAACGCACAACAAGTTGTATGGGTACATGATGAAATACAAGTTGAGTGTGAAGAACAAGACGCTGAAGATATTGGAAAGATAGCAGTAGAATGTATTAAACGTGCAGGTGAACACTACCAATTAAGAGTGCCGCTAACAGGCGAATATAAAATATCAACTAATTGGAGTGGAACACACTAATGTATAATAAAAAATTTGACCTTGACCTAAAGTATGGTCAGGAAAGAGAGAAGCGTTTAGCATCTATCTTAGATAAAGATAAGACCAAGATAGAAGTTAAAACAGAAAGAGACTGGTGGTTTAAAACAGGTAACATTGCAATAGAGATAGAATGTAATGGCAAACCTTCAGGTGTCATGGCTACAACGTCTGATTACTGGTGTCACATCTTGGCAGATGGTGACAAAGATTATTGTAGAATGATATTTGACACAAAGACAATCAAAAGGTTGGCTAAAAAATATATCAAAACATTAAAGAATGGTGGTGATGGTTGGAGAAGCAAGTTTGTTCTTGTGCCGTTAGCCGAAATATTCCTACCAAAAAATTTAAGCAAATCTATGCAACAAAGGATAGTAAAATGAGTGATAGATACAAAAAGAAAAGAGTATTAGTAATTGATGGCGATATACTTGCTTATCAAATAGCTACTAACAATGAGAGACCAATCAACTGGGGTGATGGACTATGGACATTACATGCTGATGAGAACAATTGTATTCAACAGTTAGACGCAGTGATAGATGACTTAGGTTCTAACTTGTCAGCAGACGATTATGTTGTGGCACTAACAGATAAACATAATTTTAGAAAAGATGTCTTACCTACATACAAGTCAAACAGGAAAGAAAAACGTAAACCAATAGTTCTAGGTGCTATGCGAGAACACATTATGAAAAAACATAATGGTGTTGTCTGGGCTAACTTAGAAGCTGATGATGTCATGGGTATTATGGCAACTGAACCTGCACTAACTGAAGAAAGAATATTAGTTAGTATAGATAAAGACATGAAAACAATCCCATGTAATCTTTCACAAGACGGTAGTAGCTTTGAACAAATACCAGAGAAGATAGCTAATTATAATTTTATGATACAGGCAATCATGGGTGACAAGACAGATGGCTATGATGGAATTGAAGGTGTTGGAATTAAAACAGCAGAGAAACTACTTCTTAAATATACCAACTGCACACTCAAAGATTTGTGGAAAGTAGTCAAAGGTATCTACAAAGAAAAAGGTTACACAGAAAAAGAAGCCTTACAACAAGCTAGGGTCGCACACATTTTAAGACATGGAGAATACAATAAGAAAACAGGGAAGGTAAAACTATGGACGATATAAGTAAACCAGTACACTATAATCAAGGCGGTATCGAACCCATAGATTACATTGTTAAAAACAAACTTTCTTATTGTGAAGGCAATGTTGTTAAGTACATAACTCGTTGGAGACATAAGAACGGCATTCAAGATTTAAAGAAAGCCAAACAATACATAGATTTTATTATTGATAAAGAAGCCAAACCCACAGTAACAGAAAGCAAAGATGATTAATTACGAAAGAGACGAACTACTTACTGACTTTGGTAAGACAACTTTAAAAGATAGGTACTTACTACCTAACGAGAACTCACCGCAAGATGGATTTATGAGAGCCGCTAAAGCATTCTCTGATAATGATGAGATGGCACAGCGTATATATGATTACGCTTCTAAATTATGGTTCATGTATTCCACACCTATTTTATCTAACGGCGGAGCAAATAGAGGTATGCCTATTTCTTGCTTCTTAAATTATGTAGGAGATAGTAGAGAAGGATTAACAGGACACTACACAGAGAATGCTTGGTTAGCTTCTATTGGTGGTGGCATAGGTGGCTACTGGGGACATGTACGTTCAGATGGTACAAGCACTTCAGGTGGTTCACAATCATCTGGTTCAATACCTTTTCTTCACGTTGTAGACAGTGAGATACTTGCATTCTCTCAAGGTAAAACAAGGCGTGGTAGTTATGCGGCTTACATGGACATGTCTCACCCAGAGATAATTGAATTTTTAGAAATGAGAAAACCTAGCGGTGGAGACATACATAGAAAATGTCTTAACCTACATCATGCAATAAATGTGTCAGATGATTTTATGCACTTGATTGAAAAGTGTGTAGCTGAACCTACGTATGATGACAGTTGGAATTTGATTGACCCACATACAAAAGAAGTAGTGCGTACAGCATCAGCTAGAGAGTTGTGGCAAAAGTTATTAGAAAATAGAGTAGCCACTGGTGAGCCTTATGTTTCTTTTATAGATACTATCAATGAAGCATTGCCTGAAACACAAAAGAAATTAGGATTAAAAGTACACCACTCAAACTTATGTACTGAAATTACTTTACCTACTAACGAAGATAGAACAGCAGTGTGTTGTTTGTCTTCTGTTAATTTAGAAAAGTATGATGAATGGAAGAATGATAAATTATTCATACCTGATTTAGTTAGATTTTTAGACAACGCTTTAACTTACTTTATAGAGAATGCACCTGACAGTGTGTTCAGAGCAAAGTTTAGTGCGGCACAAGAAAGAAGTATTGGATTAGGAGCAATGGGTTTCCACGCTTATTTACAATCTAAGAACATAGCTTTTGAAAGTGCGTTAGCTAAATCTTTAAATATGAAAATGTTTAAAAGTATTAAAGAAGAAGCAGTAGAAGAAAGTAAAAGACTTGCAGTTAAAAGAGGAGAAGCTCCTGACATGGAAGGTACAGGTATGCGTAATGCACACTTGTTAGCTGTTGCACCTAACGCTTCATCATCTATTATTTGTGGGACTACTTCACCTTCAATAGAACCTTATAGAGCCAATGCTTATGTGCAAAAAACTATGTCTGGTTCATTCTTGGTTAAGAATAAATATTTAGAAAAACTATTAGAAAAGAAAGGGATAAACAATGATGCTATATGGTCGTCCATTGTCTCGCAAAGAGGCAGTGTCTTACATCTTAAAGAGTTATCAGATTATGAAAAAGATGTTTTTAAAACTGGTATCGAGATAAATCAACAATGGATTATAGAACATGCGGCTGACAGGCAGAAATATATCTGTCAAGGACAGTCAGTAAATCTTTTCGTCCCTGCTGATGTAAACATTAAAGAGTTACATGACACTCACATGTTAGCGTGGAAGAAAAAGTTAAAGACTTTGTACTATTGCAGAAGTGAGGCAATCAAACGTGCAGAGTTAGTATCAAAAAAAGTAGAAAGAACAATCATACCAGAAGCCGATTGTTTAGCGTGTGAATAATGAAGATATATATATTAAAAATAATTTATCATTACTCAACGTATTTAACCAGTTGGTCGTGGCAAAAATTGTATGGAGATAGAACTAAAAGGGGACAGAAATGAATTACCCTCCAATTAAATCATTTGGTTTTAAGAAGAAAAGAAGAAACAAACACCAAAAACAAACAGTGCTGTGGACGGTTTATCATACTGTCCTAGCAGTAGAGTTATTAATATTAATCATAATAGAAGGGATAGAGTTACTAAGATGAGTTTATTTAAAACAAGAGCATATTATAAACCCTTTGAATACGATTGGGCATTTGAAAGTTACGACATGCAACAAAAAATGCACTGGCTACCTAGTGAAGTTCCATTGCATGAAGATGTAAGAGATTGGAATGAAAGATTATCAGAGCCAGAAAAGAATTTGATTGGGCAGATATTAAAATTCTTTACACAAGGAGATGTAGATATTGCACAAGCATATTTAGATAAATACATTCCTAAATTTAAACCACCTGAAATTAGAATGATGTTATCAGCTATAGCCACATCAGAAGCTAATCATGCACACAGTTATTCTTTATTAAATGATACGATTGGTTTGCCTGACAAAGAATACAAAGCATTCCAAGAATATAAAGAAATGTCTGATAAACACACTTATCTATTTCAAAGTAAAGGAACAGGTATAGAAGGATTAGCTAGAGAGATAGCTTGTTTTTCTGCATTTGGTGAAGGCTTACAGTTGTTTGCTTCATTTGTAATGCTACTTAACTTTCAAAGATATGGACGTATGAAAGGCATGTGTCAGATAGTTACTTGGTCTATTAGAGATGAGACACACCATGTAGAAAGCATGATTAAAATATTCCATGCTTTAATAAAAGAAAACCCTCACATTTGGACAGAAAAATTTAAAGCAAGTATCTATCAAACAGCTAGAGACATGATTGACTTAGAAGATAAGTTTATTGATTTAGCTTTTGCACAAGGGGGCATTAGAGGACTTAAAGCTGATGAAGTTAAACAGTATATTAGATACATAGCTGATAGACGATTACTTCAGTTATCTCTAAAGCCTAACTTTGGTGTCAAAGAAAACCCTCTATCGTGGTTAGATTGGGTATTAAATGGCGTAGAACATGCAAACTTTTTTGAGAATAGAGCTACTGAATATAATAAAGGGACTGTGACTGGCAGTCTGTGGGACTAAACCTGCTCTTTTAGATGAAAAACTTAACAGATGATGTGGTTTTACCATTGAAGGTAGACGATTTAATTAAATTATTAAACAACGTCTACCCTGAAAAGTCTCCTAACTTGCAAGATGATACTAAGACTATTTATTTTAAAGCAGGACAGAGAGACGTAGTAAACTTTATTAACACTCTCAAAGAAAGGTCAGAACAATAATGTGTGGTTCACCAAAAGTCCCGTCAGCACCAATACAGCCGACGCCGCCGACACCAGTTAGAGCAGACCAAGCACAGGATTTATCTCCTGAATTGGTTAAAGCTAATGATGCAGATTTAGACATTAAAAAGAAGAAAGTTAAAAAATCAGGCACGTCCTCTTTAAATACTTCTTCAGGTCTTAACATTGCTACTAACTCAGGCATTTAATTAAATGGAATACGAAGGTAGTCTACAGAAGCAACATACAGCTAAAGAACGATACCTTAAACTTCAGTCAGAGAGAGAACATTATTTAGACAGAGCAGAAGAGTGTAGTGAATTAACTATTCCTTCTTTAATAAAACCAGATGGCTTTACTTCTTCAAGTGAGCTATACAATCCATTCCAATCAGTTGGTGCAAGAGGTGTCAACAACCTAGCAAGTAAACTTCTTTTACTTTTGCTCCCACCAAACTCCCCATTCTTTAGATTACAAATAGCAGGTGACGCTAAAAAAGAACTGGAAGAAAATAAAGATATGAAAACTGACATTGAGAAATCTTTGTCTGTTATTGAAAAAGAAGTATCAAGTAAAATTGAACAACTTGCATTAAGAGTTTCAGTTTATGAAGCATTAAAACATCTTATTGTTGGTGGTAATGTATTAACTTACCTACCTAAAAAAGGAAGCATGAGAGTATTTCCTTTATCACAGTACGTAGTTAGAAGAGATGCGTCAGGAAATATTTTAGAGATAATTATTTGTGAGAAAGCAAGTATTTTATCTTTGGGTAAAGATGTGTCAGCACAAGTAATTGCTGACCCTGATTATAAATCAGATGAAGAAATAGAATTATACACTCATGTTTATAAATTAAATGACAATGAGTTTTACGTTTGCCAAGAAGTAAACGGAATTAAAATACCTGAAAGTATCGGTACATTTAAAAATGAAAGAATGCCTTATCAAGCATTGAGAATGGTAAGAGTTGACAATGAAGATTATGGAAGAAGTTATGTAGAAGAATTTTTAGGGGATTTAAAATCATTAGAAGGTCTGTCTCAAGCACTTGTAGAAAGTGCGGCGGCTTCATCTAAAGTAGTATTCATGGTTAGACCTAACTCTGTTACTAGAAAAAAAGATTTAGCTATGACTAGAAATGGTGACATTATTACTGGAAGTGCAGAAGATGTAACCGTATTACAGGCACAGAAACAATATGATTTACAAGTAGTTGAAAGAAGTATTGCTAAATTAGAAGAGAGAATGTCTTATGCTTTCTTATTACACACAGCAATACAAAGAGATGCAGAAAGAGTTACTGCACAAGAAATTAGATACATGGCAGAACAATTAGAGACTGCTATGGGTGGTATATATTCACTATTATCACAAGAGTTTCAGCTACCATTAGTTTCAATATTAATGAAAAGAATGGAAACAGCTAAAGAAATTCCAACATTACCTAAAGGCACAGTTCAGCCAACTATTATTACTGGTATTGAGGCATTAGGTAGAGGAAATGATTTACAAAAATTAAGAGAATTTGTTGCAGAGATAGGAAACTTAGCACAAATAAATCCACAAGTTGTTCAGGCACTAAACCCAGATGATTTAATTAAACGTATAGCTATCGGTCTTGGTATTGATACTGACGGTTTATTAAAATCTCAAGAACAACTAGCGGAAGAACAAGCGGCACAAGAAGAACAAGCACAGCAACAACAAATGATGCAGATGGCTGAAAAAGCTATTCCTCAAGTTGCAGGTAATCTTACTAAGCCGCAATAATAAAAGGAAACAATGGTAGAAACAGTAGAGATAAAACAAACAGAAACTACAAGTGAAAAACCTGTAGAAGAAAATGTTACACAAAGTAAACCTGAAGGCTTACCTGAAAAATTCAACAGCGTTGAAGATTTAGCAAAGTCATATCAGGAATTAGAAAAGAAACTTGGTGACAATACGGAAGCACCTAAAGAAGATGCTCCCAAAGAAGAAACAAAGAGTGATTTAGATATTGCTGAAAAAGCAGTTGAGAGTGCAGGGCTTAACATGGAAAACTTGTCTTCTGAATATGCTGAAAAAGGTGAGTTAGATGCTAAGTCATACGAGGCTTTAGAAAAAGCAGGTATACCTAAAGAATATGTAAACCAGTTTATCGAAGGTCAAAAAGCAGTTGCAGACCAACA